GTGATAGTCCAAGTAATAGTCATTGAGTCGGCCGCTGCTTTGTTCACTACTGAAAAATCAGTACGAGCAAGCATATCACCACCTTCTTTCATAGTACATGTTGCGGTAGCTGAACCTACAATAGTAATAGCAGGAGCTGCCGTGTAACCAGCACCTACATTTGTAATAGATATTGACGCTACTTTATCAGCATCAGCTCCAGTACCTAAAACAGCAGTACCTGTAGCGGTTGTTCCGCCAGCTGGAGCTGCTGCAAATGTTACTGCTGGAGCAGTACTATAGCCTGAACCTGCTGCAGTAATAGTAACATCGTCTACCTTAGCACCTAGAGTATCAAAAAGACCTGCTTCTTTAATACCACCAGTACCGTCACCAGCCCCGAAAGTACAAGCGTAAGCAATCTTATTATCTGTTACTGTTGTACTTGTTAAAGCGTTTCTTTCTAATTCTGCAGTAAGACCAGTATCACCTGCTGCTGCTGTAGCACCATCTGTGCCGATAGCCATGTGTGTCATAACAGTATTGGTGTTATTCATTCTTTCTGCTACCCAGTCTTTACCGCTATCTACTACTAAGTTATCAGTCTCTTGAACTACTTCATCGTTAATAGCAATTGTTAATGCACCTGTTAGTGCGAAATTATCTTGTATCATTTTTAAACTCCTAGTTTAATGTTATTCTATTAAGTTGTGCCCCGTTGAGCACCTTTCCTGAGATTGTAGTAAGAGTTACTACATCACTAAAAGAGAATGAATGTGCGAAAGTCCTATTCCAGATGAAAGCAAAACTTATTACATCTGAAAGCGTACATACATTCCCTTTACTACCAAAGTAGTCTTTGTTTACTAAAGCGCTGTCATCTAATGCAAACGCATCAGTAATTACTTTAGTTATTTCTGAAACTGTACTATCATTAAATGATACAGAATCAACAATACCTTTACCTACCAAACTAGATAAACTATCAGATAATGTTGCTTGGTCTGATAATACTTTATCTACAGTGCTAGCCATTAATTCTACAAATCCTAATACATCTGTAGCATCCTTACCTCGTTCAACAACGGTTGAATCAGTCATGGTAACTACATCATTAATTACTTTAGATAATTCTGTAATTGTAGTGTCACTAAAGGAAAACGAATCTGTATACGATCGACTATATACTAAAGTAAAGGCTATTAAGTCTGAAATTGTACATACATTGCCTTTATTACCGTAGTAGTTTTTATTTATTAAAGCACTATCATCTAACGTAAACGCATCAGCAATTATTTTAGTTAATGCTCTATAGTGAGAGTCTGCAAGAGATACAGAGTCACTAGTTTCTTTACTAGCAGAAAAATAAGAACTATCAGCGAAAGAAAAAGAGTCTGTTTTAGCTAAACCTGAGCTCTTATCTGCAGCATCTGCAACAGTAAAACTATCTGTTTTTTGTGTAGTAAACCCTTTTAACTGAGAATCTGAAAGTGTAAGAGGGTCTGATGTACTTTTTGCAAGAGAATAATACTCAGAGTCACTTAATGTTGTTGAATCAGTAAAACTTCTAACGTAGGCAACTACTTTAGTAATTACGTCACTTACAGTATATGAATCAGTTAAGTTTTTATTATTAGTTAAGCCGATAATATCAGTAAAGGCAAAAATATTTCCTTTGTTACCGTAGAAATCTTTATCGATTTGAGCAAGGTCATCTAAAGTGAAAGCATCACTAAAGATTCTATTGTATGTAACAACTTTAGAAAAAGTATCAGCTACACTGACGGATTCAGCTATTGTTCCTTTATTGAAATGTGAAGCATACAAGTCGGTAACTGCAGTACTATCAGCTAAACCTTTTGTAATTACCTTAAATACTACTTCGCTTAGTGGAACGCTATCAAATAGCATTAAATTTTTAGAATCAGGATTTACCGATATCTCAGATGCTACAACTGACTGGTAAACTGTTTGTGCCTGTACGATTTCATTAGCAGTCTGAGCTTGTATTCTCTGTATGCTAATTGTGGCACGTATAGCCATTACTAGAAGTCCGCTCTTATCTTAAACTTTAGTTTGTCAAATACGGTTAGAACCTTTCCGGAAGAGTCCGTCATTTCAATCTCACCTTCGTAAGTACCAGCGTCGACGTCTAAAGTCGTGGCATTCCACGCCATATAGCATGTACCATCGGCAGCAACTAAGAGGCCGCATGTCATAGTATCTAAGACTGTGTCTCCGCCTAAAGAACGGAATTTAACTCGTACTGTCTGCCCTGTTAGATTAATTGGAGCCCATGTAGTAGGGTCATCCTCGTCAAGAATTTTACCCGTCGCTGCTTTAGTCGAATCACGAAGCGTGAAGTCCAGTTGTGGTTTATCATCCCCGGATACGAGGTTGATTGTATCGTAATATGCCATTCAGGCCTCCAATATTTAACCGACTAGTCGGGTTGTTCTCAGCATTTGGTATGCATTAAAGTTAGGTTAACTTTACCCTAACGGTACCTCGGTGTCAACTAAAAGTTAACGGGTGCTACGCGCATGTTAACGCGTCTGGTATCTCTACCTTTAGCTGCACACATTGCGCGTTCAAATTCAATCTGGCTTCTCATAGAAACATCAGGGTCACTCCACTCCTTACTAGGGATACCGGCAATTCGAGCAATAGCTCCTGCTGCGATATTACGACCGTGTGATTCAAAAATAAAGTCTTCTACACCTTTAGCTGATAAGCTAGGTTTAACTACTAAAACGCCAGTAAATGTATGCTTGGAAAGCGGTGTAGGGTACATACGTATGCTAGCATCCTGGAATACACTGTAGTGTGTAGGAGTACCTGTTATGGCAGAACCATCGGAGTCAGTACTAGGGAAAGAATGTCTCTCCGATACGCGTGTAATAGGGATACCATCTAGCATAAGTACCATAATATTCTCTAAAACGGCCCTATTAGGCACATCTAACTCGTAATCTGAGGTGTTTTTGCTAGTATAACTAGGTTCTAAATTGTAGCGCCATACTTCGCTATTAGCACAATATTCCGCTGCCGCTTCTTGTAAATGCGTTTTTATAACGACTTCAGGGCATCCTGGTACATACGGTTGAACGTATGGATATAACTTATCCCATGTTATTGCCATTAGATAGCCTCCGTAGGTGCAGATGCTACATCACTCTGTGTTTTATCACTTATTCCTGAAATGAACGCTTGGTGGTGTGCACCAGCGCGAGCTGCATTAGCCGCATGTTCAGCATCCTTAGAAAAAGCGCGATACAACACCCAGTCGATAATAGCACTGAGATAAATATCATCTAGTTTGATAACTTCCGTATTACTACCCGCTGGATTCAAATCCGACTCAGATAGCGCATGAGCTACTGGCGTGTCAGCATACACAACTTCTATTTGTGCAGCTGTTGTAGCTGGTGGGTATACGAAAAATTCTTTAGGTTGTCTTGGGTCAAACGTAAAGTTCTGGACATTAACCGTACCGGTTTCACCATGCCAAGAAGGACGTTGGTCGTCCAAGACGCTCCTACTAATAAGTCTAACTACTTTCTTTTTAGAGGAAGCAGCTAGGTTTCGAACTATGTCTATTAGACGTAGTGCGGTAGAGAAACCTGTGGTTAGAACCTGTCTGGTTCCTACAGCACAAGTAAAGGTACCCGTTTTAGAATTAGCGTCAGGGCGCAATAGAACAATTTGTAGATAGGATTCATTAATCCAGTTCTGCAATTCTAGTCGCGGCCAGCGAATGTTACTATCTTGAATAACATCCTCGACACGTTTTATAACGTCAATAGCTTTAATTGTTGCCACAAGTCTCTCCGTTGTAAGTACGTAAAGAGAGGGGAATCCCCTCTCAAGTTAGTGTTGCTTATTAAGCAGTACCAACTAACGCTGTTACTAGAGCTTCGCTCTTAACAACTTTACGGCCGTAAACAGATAGACCACGAACGATATCGCCGAAGTCTGTTTGGTTACGTAGAGCGGCAAAAGCACATGCGTGCTTAGTACCCGCAACCATCATACGACGCTTCTTAGCACCTGATAGTGAAGCACCACCTGAAGTAGCTGATAAACCAGCAACTAACGCTTTACCTGCAGCACCGTGAGGTAGTAAGTTAGATACGTATACAGTCATACGGTCTAGCATACCAATCTTACCAGTACGAATTGTGCTTGACTGGTCACCAGTGAAGTACGCTTGCGCAATGCTAGATTGCATTAAGATATTACGGTCTTTAGGTGAGATGATTAACCAACGACCATCTTCAGGAACGTTTTGCTCATCCATAGTAGCAGACATCTCTAGAATACCGTTAAGTACGCCAGCAGCAGAAGTCTCTACGATTGGAGCAGCATCAGTACCTAAGTTGTAACTAGCTGAAATTGCACCAGCAGTAGCACCTTTGTTAAGCGCAGCAGCACCTTCAGTTACGAACCAGTTGAAGAAAGTTTCATTTTCAATAGAAATCTTCAATTGCTTAGCAGCATCATCAGTGAATGTGTTCATTAAGTCGATATCAGCTTGATGCGCTAATACGTCGTTTGTTTGAACAGAGAAGTATTTACCTTTGTTAATCTGCATATCTTGGTAGATAGGCACAGGAACTTCGCTTGTTAGTGTTGAACCAGCTGTGTAGTCATTAATAGTAATTGACGGTGCAGTACGGATACGAATAGTATCACCTTGGTTTTTGATTTCGCCTTCCCAGTCAGTGTTAGACACTTCTGAAAGCATTGTGTTTGCATAAAATTTAGCATTCAGCTAATGAAACCACCTGAATACGTTGGGCTGGTGGTGAACGGGGAACCCGTTGGAAATACAGTAGCCATTTTCTTACTCCTTATAAAAGTTTAACAGTGTTGGCTAACTTATTCCCATAATCGTGACTAGTTTTGTACTCGTCCTTCCATATAGGCGGCTGTTAGCTCAGCTTCAAGTTTTGCCGCTTCGTCATACTTACCCTTCGTGTTCAAAGCCTTATTTTTAGCCCAAGCTTTATCCATCTGTTTAGCTGAATAAATCTTAGAACCAACTAGACTCTTACTTGCACTAGTGCTCGCAGAACGATTTGGCGTTACCTGCTTCTCGAGTTCAGCTTGGCGATTACTCTTAGTTTGGTCAACAGGGTCAACACTTTCTCTAAATAACTTCACATAGTGAGCTACTGAGTCTGCATCGCCTCTATCAAACGCACCTTGAGCTTGGTCTCTGCGTGGTCCCCTAGACATAGGGTCATACTCATTCAACCATGAAACCCAACGCTCGTCGTTGTCAAGTTGGTCAAATCCAGGAACTAAAACATTTAGTTTCTGAGTAAAACCCATCTCGCCAACTTGGCTACCGGTACTTGAGACCTGCTCACGCAGCTCTGCAATTACTTTCTCCTGTTGTTCAAAACGTCCATCATATTCTTGAGAGACTTCTTTCGCAACACGTCGTTGGAAATCAATTAAATCATCACCGTACTCTTCTCGATCAGCATCGGTTATATAACTAACTTTCTCTTTCGGTTTCTCAGTTTCAGCTTTCTTCGCGTCTTCCATACCCTTCTGGATACTTCCTAACTGCTCCGTTAGCTCCCTAACCTGCTGGTGCAGTCTAGGTACTTCAGCATCATACTTACCTTTTAGGGTACTGTACTTCTGCTTAAATTCATCTGGTACTCCGTCCGAAGTGTCAGTCGGCTTTACTTCTTCAATTACTGGTTCTTCCGTCGGTTGTTCTTCAGTTACTTCAACTTTGGTATCCTCAACGATTGCCAACCCTTCTTTCTTGGGGTTCTCGTCTTGGGCTAATTGTTTCTCTATTTCTTCAACTTCAGCAAGCTGTGCCTGCACTTGTTTTGGCAATGCCATTTTCTT